TGAATAGAAAAAAAATGAGTAGAAAACGTTCAATAAAAGTTTTCAGAAAAACAGCAATGAAAGTAAACAGAAAAAATAACATTAAGCCTATGCGAGGCGGTTATAGAATATAAAAATGACATGCTACCACCCTCTTCTCGCTTATCGAAGCGAAGGAAAAATAGTATTCAACAAACCCTTTCCTTTTGCGAAAGGGTTTAATTTACCATGCGGTCAATGTGTAGGGTGTAGACTAAATTACAGCAGACAGTGGGCAATTAGACTTGTCCACGAAAACCAAATGCACGAAAATTCGTGCTTTATAACACTAACTTTCAGCCCTGAAGAATTAAATAAACGAGGAAATCCTGACTCGTTAGACGTGCGTGATTTTCAGCTTTTTATGAAAAGACTGAGAAAGAAGCACCCAGAAAAGAAAATCCGTTTCTTCCATTGTGGAGAATACGGAGAAGAAAACCAAAGACCCCATTATCATGCGTTAATATATAACCATGATTTTATGGATAGAAGACTATTTCAAGAAAGAAAAAATATAAAATTATATACATCTCAAGAATTAACAGAATTAAAAAACCCAAATAAACCATATAATAAATTAACAAACCCAATAGTGGGTGGCCTCTGGCCATATGGTATAAGTACAATCGGAGATGTAACATTTCAAAGCAGCGCGTATGTAGCACGATACATTATGAAAAAACAAAAAGGCGATACAGCCGAAGAACATTACACAAATATAGATTCCTCAACGGGTGAGGTCACTACAATAGAACCAGAATACTGCACTATGAGCAGAAAGCCGGGTATTGGCTATAACTGGTTCCAAAAATACAAAACAGACGTATTTCCCAAAGACGTATGTATAATAAACAATCACGAAGTAAAACCGCCCAGGTATTACGATACTCTTCTTAGTGAAGAAGAATTAAAAGAAGTTAAGAAAAAAAGACAAGAAAAACAAGCAGATCCATTCGATGGCTATGACGAACGTCTAGACCGATTATGGGTACAAGAAGAAGTAAAAATACAAGCCTTAAAACGATTAATAAGAGATTTATAAAAAAAGTTTGACTCGTAATATATATTATGTAACTTTTCTAACATGAAAATTAACAAACGAGGACAACATGGAAAAAAACTTATACAGCATATACGACAAAGTATCAGGAATATATGCACCACCATTTGTAGAACTTACAGATGGCACTGCAATACGAGCTTGTACAGATTTATTACAACGTCAAGATCTGCCATTCAACAAATATCCCAAAGATTACCATTTAGTAAGAATAGCTAAATGGGATGAAAATGAGGCACACGCCTCACCAACAGAAAACAAAATAATAATAGAGTTTGAAACACTAACAGAAGCAACAAAAAAGGAATAATAGATGAATATTGAATCCGGGAGTTTACCAACAACATTATCAAAAGACTTTAGCAGAGTACCTAAAGTAGACATACAAAGATCCGTATTTAATAGAGACCACGGATTAAAAACAACATTTGATAGCGGTTATCTAGTACCAATATTCTACGATGAAGCATTACCTGGAGATACATTTCAATGTGATGCCAACGGTTTTGGCCGTTTGGCTACACCAATAAATCCATTTATGGATAATTTATATATAGAAACCTTTTTCTTTGCAGTACCATATAGATTAATATGGGACAACTGGGAGAAGTTCTGCGGAGAGCAGACTAATCCGGGCGATAGCACGGACTATTTAGTCCCAACAACAACAACAACAGTAACAAACAGTAGTTTGTACGACTATATGGGTGTTCCAACCGATGTAGCACTTACATTTAATAATTTATGCGGTAGAGCATACAATTTAGTATATAACGACTGGTTTAGAGATGAAAATCTTCAAAACAGCGTAACAGTCGACAAGGGAGACGGCCCAGATACAGCAACTAATTATACGTTGCTAAAACGAGGTAAAAGACACGATTATTTCACAAGTGCTTTACCTTGGCCACAAAAAGGAGACGCAGTAACGTTACCGTTAGGTACAACAGCTCCAATACACACAGATGGATCAAATCCTGAAACATTGGGATTATATTCAACTGGAGAAGCAGCTAATGTAAAAATGCTTACAATATCAGCTAATACTGTATCAGTTGGAGACACAACAGATGGCGCACCATCTACAACTATGTATGCTGATTTATCACAAGCAACAGCTGCAACAATAAATCAATTAAGAGAAGCGTTCCAAATACAAAGACTCTACGAAAAAGACGCTAGAGGTGGAACAAGATATACCGAAGTAATTCAATCACACTTCGGAGTAACTAGCCCAGATGCTAGATTACAACGCCCCGAATATCTCGGAGGCGGAAAAGATAGGATTAATGTAAATCCTATTGCACAAACATCATCAACAGATGCAACAACACCACAAGGTAACCTATCAGGTTACGCTACAACTGGATTTATGGGTCATAAATTCAGCAAATCATTTACAGAGCATTCTGTAATAATAGGTATGGCGAACGTGTTCGCAGACTTAACATACCAGCAAGGGCTAAATAGACATTTTAGTAGACAAACTAAGTTTGATTTCTACTGGCCTGCCCTAGCCCACCTTGGAGAACAGTCAATTCTTAACAAAGAAATTTACGCTCAAGGAACAACCGCAGACGATTCAGTCTTCGGTTACCAAGAAAGATACGCAGAGTATCGCTATAAACCTAGTTACGTAACTGGACAAATGAGATCTAATTTTGCACAAAGTTTAGATACTTGGCATTTAGCTCAAGATTTCGGTTCATTACCGGCATTAAATGCTTCATTTATAGAAGAAAATCCGCCCGTTGATAGAGTAACAGCAGTCCAGAACTATCCAAATATGATTTTAGACATGTTTTTTAAATTAAAATGTGCAAGACCAATGCCTACTTATGGTGTACCTGGTCTGATTGATCATTTCTAATGAGCTGGACAGCAGCAGCTATAGCTGCAAGCGCACTTATAGGTGCTAAAGGACAAAAATCAGCTAATAGTGCAAATCAAGCCGCATCAGCGAAACAAATGGCATTTCAGAAGGAAATGTCAAATACATCGTATCAGCGTGGTATGGCCGACATGAGGGCTGCAGGCCTGAACCCAATACTAGCAGGAAAAATGGGAGGTGCCTCAAGCCCAGGAGGAGCTACATACCAAGCAGGAAACGTAGGAGCCGCAGGCGTTGCAGCCGCGCAGCAGGCAGCAAATGTGGAGCTGACGAAAGCAACAATAAATAAAACAAAAGCAGAAACTGATGTTTTAGATGACTCCGATGGTTCTTTTTTAGGAAAAACCATTGAGTATGGTAAAAATCAATTCCAAAAAGCAGTTAACAGTGGAACTGCAACAGTAAAACAATTGCTTGAATATTATAAAAATTTACCAAAATACAAATCAGGAGGCACTGCCGTCATTTCAGGTGGCAGAGTTCTAAAACATAGACCTGGTTATCATACTTATAAAGACGAAAACGGCCAATGGATTCAAATCAAATTAGCACCGAGGACAAAAAAATGAAAAAACTAGATAAAATAATACCATTTAGAACGGCTTATGAACCACATAAGCCATGTTTCTTTCATACAGAAGGCGAAAGCCTAACTCAACAGCATTTCCAAGAGGAATGCGATATAATTAATATAATAAAAAGACATGACAGAAATGGAATAATAGAACACGTACAGCGTGGTAAAGCACGCTACGGAGATTTCTCGCAAGTTCATGACTACCGAGAAGCACTCGATCTGGTTAAAAATGCCCAGGACGAGTTCATGAGTATACCTTCAGATATACGCAAACAATTCGATAATAATCCGGGAAAATTCTATGAATTTGTAAGCAATCCGGAAAACAAAGACGAATTAAAAAAAATGGGATTTATAGAAGAATCCCTAACAGCTGTGGCTCCGTCCTCAGCTACAGAACCTACTCCGGTAAGCGGTGAGCCATCAACAGCTCAAGAGCGTCCGGAGTAGGCCACACAGTTACTACTTGATGTAACTGTGTGGAGTGACACCAACCTAATAGGAGATCTAATATGAATAGAAAAAAAATGAGTAGAAAACGTTCAACAAAAGTTTTCAGAAAAACAGCAATGAAAGTAAACAGAAAAAATAACATTAAGCCTATGCGAGGCGGTTATAGAATATAAAAATGACATGCTACCACCCTCTTCTCGCTTATCGAAGCG